GCTCACTCTTCCGTTAAACTGCCTTTTACAGGCAGCCACCACCCTCAAGGAGGGAATCCGCAAAGTGCGGCACGAGGATTTCAATCTCTCGTACCGTCCGCTTTGTTACCAAACCAAGCATAGGAGTCTCGACTAAATGACTTAATCGATCGTCGCTTTCCGGTTTCCATAGAGAGTAACTCAGCCAACCGTGCTCAGTGCCGAGACCCTGTTCCCAGGGTCTGTCTTCGGCAACTGTGCAGGTGGCTACCTCCATGAGAACCGGTATCCTCCAGCCCTCCCATCCAACGTACTTCCGTGAGGAAGCCGGCTTATTGGGAAGACATTCGTCGAAAGTGCCAATAAAGGCACCGTCGCCGAACCCGTCAGGTATGCGAGGTCTACGCCACTTGGGAGTTACGAAGTTCCGGAGCCAGAAGAGCAATCCTCTGACTTCGGGAACAGCGAACCCATTCAACTCCATACGTCGTTGCCAACGACGAAGCTGATTGTGGAGCTTGAAGACAGAAAGATGACTGCCGTCAAACTTTTTAACATAGAACGGAGTAACGTCTCTTCCGCTATCATAGTGTTTACCACATGATTCACGGAACGGACCATCAAGAAACGTCTTCTCAATGTTCGCTTTAAAGCCGCAGAAACCAAGTAGGTCTACGACTTCATGGGCTATCCGTGTTGGCACGACGAGGTCGTCGCCGTACACAGCAATGAAACGTCTGGATGCCCCATAAGCGTCAGCTACAGCCGAGCAGAGAGCCCAGAAAATCAGGCTTTCCAACTCGAACGTGTAACCGTTGCCCATGGAGCTGAACTTCCGGTAATACACTTTCCGGTCGCCCAGAATACCAACCCCACTACGACATTCTTCCATCGTAGCTAGCCAGTCAGGAGGGAGCAGATACCTTACTAACTCGAGCGCCACAGTATCACTAGCCATTGACAAGTCAATGGTAGCGAGTAAACCTGTGACGGACCCAAGCTTTGCCATGTCAGCATTAGTTTGCTGGCCATGGTCAAGGTCCACTCCCACCCGCTTCAAACGCGAGCGTATCATTGCGCCGATCCCTTTCTGACGTAACATATTCAGTCGGGGCTCGATTGCAATGGCGCGTCGCGTCTTCCAATTCTTCTCCACACTTGTCACCTTGTTGCCTGGAACGAGCTTAAAGAAGCCAGCTTCGTTCCTGCACTGATCGCCAAATGGCTCTCTTGCGAGTATCGTACATGAAGTCCATGCACGTGACCAGTCAAGGTTTGCGTAGGTCGTCTCGAACGGTAAGTTCGATATTTTAAACACCTGATGGCCGTTCCGACGG